AACGTCATCCTGAAGGTATTGAAAGGTGTGCCCCTCCGTGTCTACGTTAATTATGTGTAAGTAACCGCATGAATTCACCTCGTAATGAAGCCACACTTTCATGCTTTCCGTCTCATTCAGCCAAGCGGTCATTAGCAGGCGGTCTTTTGTTTCGGGGTATGTCATAATCATTTGTTTTCTTGTGGTTTACTTAAATACTGCCAATGGGTCACATTTATCCCATTTGAAGAAGCGCACCCGTCTAAAACCCATATATCTGCTTCATAATAATATCTTCCAAATCGTATCCCGAATTGAGGAGAATAACAAAGTAGTTGTTCAGATATTTGGTGTTCTTTATCCCATTCATCTTTTATATTGATTTTGGGATACTCAGTTTCTACTTTAATCCAGTTCAATTTTATTAGTTTTTAAGTTTCCGATCAGCTACCGTGCCGATCATGAATCAAAGTAACACCTAATTTTTTTAGTGTGCAAGTAATCCCCCTATTTCTTTTATAATTATTTTATTATATATTTACACCCATGAAGGGAAGAAAGCCACTATACGATATAGAAAGCCTCCAAATTGGCGAAAAATTAAGGTTGCCTAAAAGAATTGAACGATTCAAAGACCAATATCTTTATGCGTTCAAAGGGCGCAACAAACAAAAAGATTTTAAAATTGTTGAGGAGGAAGAAAAAATTTATATTGAAAGAGTAGCATGATTTATTCAATTTGCTTCACCAGCGGCCAGACAGTGATAGCCACGAGCGAGGAGGAGGCAAGAATATTGACGGGTAATAAAACGTATGTAAAAATATCAGCTATTAGTTTCTTTGATAAGACTGTGCTATACTTACCAAGACTTGTAGAAAAAGCGATGAGTTTGTAGATAATTTTTGAACAAAAGGTGAATGCATTTGCGTCTGAATTTAAAGGCAAAATATTGCGCGAATTTTTGGATTAAACTGTAAAAACTGATTAAGAATGCAAGCATCTGAATTAAGGATTGGGAATTTAAATATACGATGGTGAAGAAATAGTATTTGTTAATGGTAGGATGCTCGATTTTTTTTAATGATAAATTTAAACCAATTCCCCTCACCGAAGAATGGGCTTTTTAAATTTGGGCAAATAGAATGGCTATCGCATGACATATATGGATACTTTTGTATGGTTTAATGGGACTAAAATTTATTTAAAATTTGTACATTCGCTTCAAAAACATATATTTTTGTATTGAACAAAAAGAATTAATATGAAGCGGGTATTTAGATACAAAATATTTGGTTTCTGTAGATGGAAAAATTTAATGGTTATTTAAAAGTAACTCTTACAATTAATGGTCGCCAGATTCAGAAATTGTGCCACAGGATTGTAGCAGAAACTTATTTGATAAAATAAATCAATACAAGTTAATCACAAGGACGGCAATAAATCCAACAATCACATAAATAATTTGGAATGGGTAACTAACTCAGAAAATCAAATACATGCTCATAAAAATGGTTTAAAAGCAAACGGTAATAAATTATGGAATGGCAAGTTTTCTAAGGAGCAAATAGAACAAATTAAAAAATTAAAAAAATCAGGTATGCTTCAATATAAAATTGCTGAATTAATGAAAACAACTAAAGGAACTATATCTGAAATTTTATCAAACAAGAGATACAAATATGTATAATTACTTCGCTTTGACAGGTAAGGAATTAGAATTAAAAAATGACTAATTTTACATTGTGAGGTTAAAGAAAAACCATACAATCTTGTATCTTTTATACTCGATATTTCAACGCGATAGCCTGCGCTCTTTCAGGAATATGAAAATGATAGGATATAAAGATTGCAAATGGAAGGTGAATTTGATTAACCAGAATATATTATAATGGATCAGGAATTAGCCATTAAATTCAATTCGCTCCTAAAAAGCTCCAATCAGGCTTTAGTAGAGCTTAGACTTAAGATTTGCAGAAAAAATGAATGCGGCCAGTTTCATCCAGGTACTATGACATGTAGTATTTGCGGTTGCCAGTTGGCAGAAAGAACACGTAACCCTAAACAAACTTGCCCGGCTACTCCGGCTTATTGGTGATGTTGTTAAAACTGAATTAGGTTGGATTGATGACGATTTTATCGATAATTTATTTACAGTTAGATTTTATTTCGCATAAAAATGCCCAAAAAGAAACCCATAAAGCATAAAAAGATAATCCCTCCACAGACGCGCGAAGCAGTAAGTAAGGCCTTTCAAGGGAATCAATGGTGGAGATTAAGGGCAAAGCATGGCCGTGATAAGCTATTTGCTACCCCCGATCTATTATGGGATGCAGCGGTTGAATATTTTGAACACACAGATAAAAGGAAATGGAAGAAAAAGGATTGGGTAGGTAAAGATGCTTTGGAAGTCGAAAGGGAGTCTGATACGCCATACACAATTAGCGGATTATGCCTTTATTTAGGAGTAGATCGCACTTTTTGGAATCAATTTAGGGCTGCAAACCATGATGGTTTTTCGCCAATCATACAGGCTATTGAGAATATTATCTACACTCAAAAGTTCGAGGGGGCCAGCGTAGGGGCGTTTAACGCCAACATCATAGCCCGAGATCTTGGATTGAAAGAACAGGCCGATATAACGAGCAATGGAAAAGAAATAGCTCCCGTTATTACCGCGATGGTTGACGGGCAAGTTATAAGCGGAGAATTAAAATGAAATTTGAACCTAATGAGCTTTTCTTTAAAATGGCTCGAATGGTTCAGGAAAAACCGGAAGGGTCAAAATTAATAATAGGCAATGAAGGCGGAAGTCGATCAAGCAAAACATGGGACGCAATCCATTTAATTATTTGGCTTTGCGATCACAATCGAGATAAAACGCTTGACATCTACTTTTTCCGAGATACCCTTGTAAATTGCAAAGAATACCTTTTAAAAGACTTTCAAAATTGCCTACTCGAGATAGGGATATGGGATCAAAAGTGCTACACTGACAACCAAGGCAAGCCAAATTACAATCTATTCGGTCAGTTAATTAAGTTCCGGGGTCTTGATGACAACGCCAAGGAAATAAAAGAGGCCACCGGCTCAGACATAATTTTCTTTAACGAGATTCTTTCCGGTTATGACCAAGATCGGGTAAAAAACTGGATCATGAGATGTGAGAAATTGATTATAGCCGATTGGAACCCAAAATATACTGATCACTGGTTTTTTAACTATGAAAAGCGAGATGATACTATCTTTACACATTCCACATACAAAAACAACCGCCACCTTCCTAAGTCTATCGTAAAAGAAATTGAAAGCTACAACCCAGATATACCCGAAAATGTAGCCAATGGCACTGCGGATAAATACCGGTGGGCAGTATACGGTCAAGGCAAAAGGGCCAATCGAGAAGGATTAGTATTCCCTATAGTTAAATTCGTTAATAAATTCCCCGATGACGTTGAAAAAGTTGCTTATGGGCTTGATTTTGGAACAGCTCACCCGACTGTGATAGTCAAAGCTGGGCTAAAAATGAACAATCCAAAGCCCGATTTGTACCTTAAAAAGCTATTTTACTCACCTTGTGAAAACTCAAGCAGTGTAATTGAAGCCGTTAAGTCTATCAAAATTGAAAGTCATATCTGGTGTGATACCAACATGGATAATACCAACACCGGAATAGGCTGGGTATCTGACATGAGAAGGGCCGGAATTAGGGCATTTTTAACCAAGAAATTCCCAGGATCACGCGAATATTGGATTACTACATTGAAGAAATTCAATATTCACATAGTTCAAGATTTAGATTTTAAACGAGAGCAGGAAAACTTTTCTTATAGAGTAGTGGATGGTATTCAACTTTCTGAGACAATCGATAAATACGATGATTGCTGGTCAGCTTCCGGTTATGCTGTTGTGGGAGATTTCAGAATTTAATTACCTTTTACTAAACTTTCATTTGTTTAGGTATAGAAAAAGCAGTCAGGCGGAGTACATTTTTTATTTCCCATATAAATTAATAACTCCCAACTTATTGCACTATTCCCAAATTGAATTACATTTGCATAACCGCATAAACGGTTACAAAAAAATCCAATTTGGGAAACATACTATCAAACTGGACAGTCCGTCTAATTACCAATTGGTTTCGTGGCATTCGCCAGGTTGGCGGTGTCTGGTTTTATCCCATTAATGGTGATGCTTACACATATCGCGGCCTTGACTACCTAAAAGCATTTGAAGAAATACCCGAGTTAAACGCCATCATTAACATGAAGGCGAATTGCTTTTCTAATGGAAAGGTAAGGGCTTTCAAAGCTTCAGCTTCTGGATTGACCGAGGTTACCGAAACAGATCCAGTAGTTAATTTACTCAAACGCCCTACATTTTTTCAGGCCGAAAAGGAGTTCATGAAGCAAACTAAATGCTTTCATGAAATATTTGGTAATGAGTATTTGTACATCAATGCAGGCACTGGAACAAAGAAGTTAGGAAATTTCATAAAGGGAGTTAAAGCCATCACAAGCCTGCCCCCTAACCTGATGGATTGTGAATACACTCAAACAGTCCCGTTTTTCGAAGAGGATAGAAATCAACAACCTGACGGAATAAAGTACATATACGACCTCGGAAATAATCAAACTCAAACACTTGACAACGATTTTATCATTCACCTGAACGATAACCGAGTTTCGATTAAAGACCCGCTCAAAAAAGACTTTTTGAAAGGTGAATCAAAGATGAAGGCTTTAACAGCTCCAATCAATAATATTCGGATGGCTTATGAAACCAGGGGAGTAATTCTGGCCAATCGTGGGGCCTTAGGCATTCTTTCAAACGAAGGTTCTGATGTTGCCGGCCAAATCCCCATGACAGGCGAAGAGCGAGAAGAGCTTTATAAGCAGTACGAGAACAATTATGGAGGCCTACAGGGACAAAAGTCTTTAATCATAGCTAACGGAAAAGTACGCTACCAACAAATCAGTGTAGCGCCTGACAAGCTCGGGCTATTCCAAGAAACCAGAGAGGACTTCTTCAAGATGTGTGATTCATACGGCACACCGCAAGAGCTTTTCGCAAACGAGAAAGGAACCACTTTCGACAATCAGAACGAAGCCTACAAACGGATGTATGATTCAACTATACTACCAGAGGCTAACGAATGGATAGGGGCGCTGCAATCTTTCTTTTATCCAAATGGAGAAGTAATTCTAACGCTTGATTATTCACATTTGGCAGTCTATCAAGAAGATGTAGAACTTAATGCAAGCGCTTTGGCCGCATTAGTAAATGCTCTTTCAAAGGCTTTGGCTGATGGGGCAATTGACATTCCTGAGTATCAAAACGAACTTAATAAACTCGGCCTTGCGGTCGGAAACAAATGAGAACATTTTCAGAACTAATAGGCAAAGAACCAAACAAAAAACAAATCAATGCAGCCCTGAAAAAAGCGGGCGAAGATTTGAAACTGGATCGGGAAAAGTATCTCGATCATGTGGCTATGAACAAGGCAGCACAGTTGAGCAACAAACAAACGGTAATGAAATGAAAACTATCTGGCCGTCCGGTATGAAAGGCAAAGAGCTATTCTGCTACATCAAAGCGAATAAGTCAGCCATCATTGACATGAAAAAGTCAGTAACAAAGCATGCTGATGCAGTTACGATCACCATGGCAAAGAAAGCCAATCGGGCGACTAAAGACTATTTGTTTGAGAATGACGAACAAACAGGGACATTGAAGAGAACTATTGTAATGAACACTTACAACTGGCTTGATTCTCATGATGATGTCCATCAAAACAATCTGTTTGCAAAGTCTATCAAAGATCGTGGTAACAAAATACCACACCTTCACGATCATATTTTCCAGCTTGACGCTCGGGTAGGGATGCCTATTTCATGGCAAGAGAAAGCTGTGCCATGGTCAGACCTCGGAGTTGATGAACCAGGAAATACAATGTGCCTGCTGTGCGAGTCTGAAATCATGAAAGACTTAAACAAACAGGTTTACAAAGACTATTTGAATGGTAGAATTGATCAGCATTCGGTAGGGATGCAATATGTGAAGCTGGATATGGCTATCAATGACCCTGATTATGAAGACGAGTACAAAGTATGGCAGTCGACTATTGATTCAATTGGTAACAAGTCGGATGCTATTGATCAAGGCTATTACTTCGTTGTGTACGAAGCCAAATTAGCCGAGGGGTCATGTGTGCTCTTAGGAAGTAACGAACTCACACCAACACTTGGACAGAAATTTGAGCCGTTGAAAGACACTCAAGAAAAAAGCCACAGCGAGCCGCCAAAACCACTCGATGTAAAATCATTGGTTGAGAAGTATTATAAAGTTTAACCAAAAATCAAAATCAAAATGAACGAACAAGAAATTCAAAAACTCTTGGGCGAGGTTGCAGAGAAAAACAAGGCGGCTATTTCAACAGAAGTAAAGTCGGCCATTGCTGCAGCACTCGTAGACAAGCAATTCGCAGAAGATCAAATGAAGAAATTCAAATCTATCTGTGAGGAACAAGGATTGAAAGCCGACACGGTAAAGAACCTGGAGGAAGCAATCCAAAAGCAAGGTGAAGCTCTCCGTAAACTCTCAAGTGAGCAAGAACAAAAAGCCGAAACCGTTGAAAGCATCGTTGAGAAACATGCTGACAAAATCAAAGCTATCGCAAAAGAAGGAGCGCGCGGAGCGTTCAAAATCGAAATTCCTTCGATGGTAGTAAACAAAACACAGGTAACTCGCTCAACAGTGGGAAGCACTACGATGGCGATGCGCCTTGTAGACGTTGGCCAATTGGCTTATCGCGGCTTGAAAATGGCGAATCTGTTTCGTCATGCAGGCGTTGATTCATCTTCAAACGGTGTAATCCGTTTCTACGATCAGGCTACCGTTACACGTGCCGCTGCTGCAGTTGCCGAAGCTGCAACTAAGCCGGAATCTGCAATCACCTGGATTGAACGCCTGGTGAAAGTTGAGAAAATCGCAGATTCTATCCCTGTGACGAAGGAAGCTTGGTCAGATGTTTATTTCATTCAAGAAGAGGTTAACCGCCTGTTGAATCTGAACTTGGCCATCAAAGAAGATGCGCTTTTGTGGGGAGGAAGTGGCGTTTCACCTGAGATTTCAGGTGTTTACACTACCGCTCTGACAAACGGAGCATTTGACGGCACAACCGCAACCAAAATTGCAAATGCCAACATCTTCGACTTGATTGCAAGCATGAAAGTGAGCATCATGAATGCTGTTAACGCTGATGGAAGCCGTGGTAAGCAATCTAAGTACGATCCAAACGTGGTGGTTATGAACCCTGCTGACATCCTTGCATTAAGGTTGCAAAAGGATTCTTTCGGTCGTTACTTGTTCCCTGCTGACATGGCTGAACTTTACGGTATGTCAATCATCGAATCTTCAATCGTAACCGCTGATACTCTGTTAGTAGGCGATACTCGCTATGGTACGATTTACGATCTTGAAGGTGTTACCCTTGAAATGGGATATATCAACGATCAGTTCGTGAAGAATGCAATGACCTTGCTTGCTGAAAAGCGCGAGACATTGTTGATCCGCAACGTGGATGCTGATGGCTTCCTTGCTTGCGCTGGAATCGCTGCCGCTGTTGGTAACATGACTAAAGTTTAATTTTGAAAGGAGAAAAATAACATGAAAAATCTGATTATCCTTTTTCTGGCGTTCGCGGCATTTAATGTAAATGCACAGATCGCAAATGTGAAAATGAAGACTGCTGCAGGTGTTGACTCGGCTATCGTGACCAATACAGGTTCCGGATCGGTTGTGTATGCCTTATCTTCTAAGCAGCCTTTTTCTGTTCAGGCCAATTTTGTTAAAACAAGTGGAACGCTTGGCGGAACGGTTACGATTTACGGATCGAATGACGGTACCAATTACTTCGCTTTGACTGATGCAACCAGCACCCCTACGATCACCACTTACACGGTGACGGATGCTGGCACGTACGCAAGCCCTCAGATTAAAGCTTGGTTCCTGAAAGATCACCCGGTGAAATACCTAAAAATCACTTGGGCTGGAACTGGAACGATGGCCGGATATTTCAAAGCGTGGCTCTTAGCTTATTGATATGTTTGTAAAAGCCGAGGATTTTGACCGCTTACCTTACAACATCACTGGGTTAGATAAACTCAGTAATGGGGTTTTCGATGATTTCGTAAGTTATCACGAAGAGGAGGAGCTACGCAAAACCCTCGGCAATCTTTTCTATGATGCCTTTGCCTCAGGGGTGAATGCTTTGCCAAGTGGATTGGATTTATTCCAGTCAGGAACCGTTTACAACGTTGGAGGGTATGCCGTTTATGTAATAGATAATGTGGCGGATTATTACCTCTGCATTCAAGACACAGACGGCACACAATTACCAACCGATGCGGCATTTTGGACAAAGCAACCCTCAAACCGATGGGTAAGGCTTACGTGGGGGGATACTTATTTGTACTATGGCCGGCCTCAAAAATGGTATGGCATGAAACGTCTGGTTGTGCCTTTGATTTATTCTTTGTGGACAAAATACACATACGACAATCAGGCGCAATTTGGTGTAACGGTACTTGCAAATGAGAACTCCACAACAGTAAGCCCCTCCCAACGTATCGCGCGCGCTTGGAATAAGTATTGCCGGTTATGTGCTGGTGACTTCCCGAACGTGGTTGATCCTAATTATTTGGTTTGGCCTGAGCTTGAAAACTCAATCTTTGGGTATCTGTACATTAACGATACAACTTGGAATGATTTGACGGTTGGCGTGCCTGGATTTACTTCCTTCCGCGCATACTTGGCCTATTCGTTCAATTACCCTGGAAAAACCAATGTCTTCGGGATATGATCTACATCGTTGATGATATTGGAAAAGTAGTTCAAAGCATACGAACCGGAACCACAAACTCACAAGGTAAGTGGATAGGCGGTCAATTCTTGGATTACAATGACGATGATGTTAATGGAGCACCTTATTACATGTACGGTCACCGTCAGGAGATTTCAAACAGGCTAACCGCAAAGGACATAGACAACAAACAAAAAAAGAAAAAATTTCCACTTATCGCTCTTAAACTTGACACAATCGAGACTGTTCGCGGTAATGTGGTTGACTTCAAATTGAATTTAGTAATCGCTACTTGGTCTGATCCTAATCTTACAGCAGATGAAAGGTATGTGAAAACATTTAAACCAATCCTTTATCCTCTGTATGAAAAGTTTCTGACTCAGTTAGGAAACGCAGGATTGTTTCAGTGGGATAGCTCATTGCCTCAAAACGTGCCGCCACATACGAAAGTAGATCGGCCATTTTGGGGAACTCCTACTGATAAAGCCAACATAGCTAACATCTTTAACGATCCAACTGACGCGATTGAAATAATAGACTTGAGGTTAAGCAGAATTGATACTAATTGTTAACCAAAAAATTAAAAAGACATGGCAATAGATTGCTTAGTTTCACCAAAAAACCTCGGGCCGGGGAGTTGCAATACTCTGCCTGCAATGCCGAGGTACATCATTACCACTCCCAGAAACTTCAGCCTTACATTAACCGAGGCCGCAAGTGCAACAGCGTGGCAAGATGCTTTATTGGCCTCTAAATCTTCACGGATTTACTTGTGGCCTAAATTCTTTGATGTGAAAGATTCATCAGAGAAAGCGGTTTACGAAGAAAGCGCATTGAGTTCACAGAAGGTTCGCGATGGGCGCTACAAGTTTGAAATCTCTATAGTGGGCAGCCTTTGTCTTCATAAGGCAATGTTTACGCACTCAGGTAATTCAAACCAAAGAGTGTTTATCGTTGATAATCAAAATCAGATTTTCGGAAGCATCAATTCGGATGGAGACTTTTGCGGGTTCGATGTTGAACTTTTGAACGTTGAAAAATTGATGTTCAATGACGGTAAAGTTTCCTCAAAGACTCCTGTTTACCTTGTACTTTCTGATAATACAGAAATCGATAACAACGGCTATCTGATTAACGCAAGTTCATTCTTCACAAGCTTGATTCCGTTGACTGATGTTGACCTTGCTCAAGTTGGAAGCTCTACTACTTCACTTATAAAAGTGACTGTGAAAGTTTCATGCGATGGAACAAGCGTTGACGGGCTGGTATCGGGTGACTTTGATGTCAGAGACAGCTCAGGTGCTGCAATTACACACACTGTAACTCAGGGAACTGATGGGGTATATTCTCTTGCCTCTGCAACTTTGTTCGCTCCTGGTGACACTGTTAATCTCGTGGCTGCTTCTGCTTTGACAGTGGAAGGTTATGAAAGCACTGGAAAGATTACGGTAGTTTAAGGTTATGGTTTGAAGGCCGCTATGGTGGCGGCCTTCTTTTACTATGAACAAACTGGAAGCGATCATATCGAAACTTGATTCGGTCAACATGGATGCAGAATTGCTAAAAGTTGTTGATCAAACTAATGCTCAGGCGATTGACTTGAACACTGAACAGTTATTTCATGGCCGCGATGCGCAAGGGAACAAATTGAAGGCTTATCGTAATCCAGCCTATGCAGAGTTTAAACAATCATTGAATCCACTTGGAGTTACTGACCTTAAACTGACAGGTGATTTTTATCGAGGGTTTTATGCTAAGACTGACAGGTTTCCGATTATGTTCGATTCAAGTGATTCAAAAACAGAAATGCTAACCGAAAAATATGGCGAAATATTTGGACTGGATCAGGAATATTTGGGCAAGTATCAGGAAGAAATTAAACCGATCGTACAAGAAACATTCGCCAGTTTTTTGGAAATATGAAACCATACCGCTAAAAGTTTATTTGGAGATCATTGAAACGGAAGACGTAAAGAAAATAGCAATCGGTGAGGCAGACGAAAAAACGTGCGCGGAGGAATGGGAGAAACTCGTTCGCAAGAATTATGAAACGAATGGTGGCTTTGATTATTTTAATTATGTGGATTTATCCAAAAGCTATGCTAATATTTTGGCTGAGTCCAACATCGTTAAGGCGTCAATCTTAAAACTGATTGCGTTGAATTTAGAAGTAGGTATTTGTTTTGTTGAACCGGATGAGATTTTTATAGTCGATAACGATCTGATTGATGATCTCAGAAACAGAGGTTATAAAATCGACACAACGAACAAGATAAAGTATCGGCAAAGCATTGAGGCGGCATTGAAGAAGGCAGAAAATTTTGTTACCAGGTTAAAAATGAAAGCCAATGAGATTAACGAAATGATGAAAGATAAAGGAGAAGCAAAGCGCGCATCATTTGAGGAGATTATGGCTAATCTTTCTTTTATTTTAGGATTTCCAGTGCCTGATGATATTACTCTTTGTCGTTTTAATGAGTACAAAAAGATAATTGATCAAAAGAATAAACAATCAGCATAATGGCAGTTATCGAAAGGAAAGACCTAATTGATGATGGCGCGTTACAAGCGCCTAAACAACTTGCTGATTCTTTTAAAGAGCTTCTTGACTCATTGAATCAAATCATTGACACAAGCAAGGGCTACAAAAAAGCCGTGGAGGATAGTGACGGCTCTACCTCAAAAATTAAAGAAAGCACTCAGGCTCTGAATCAGGAACAAAAATTACTCGCGTCTGTTCAGACTCAAATAGCCACTCAGACGGCTAAACAGTCAGACGAGTATCAAAAGAACTTAGCTGTTCTCAAAGAAGTAACCGCGCAAACGAAATTAAAGACAGAGTTAGGTGATAAAGACGCTAAGGCGGTAACCGCTCAGAATGCGTCTATTAAAGAACTTGGTGCGGCATTGAATGCCAATCGGGCCGCCTATGCAAGTCTAACAAGCGAAGAGGCTCGCAACTCGAAAGAAGGTCAAGACCTTTTAAAGGTTATTCAACAACAGGATGCGCAATACAAATCCCTAAAATCTTCAATAGGACAAAATCAGGACAATGTAGGAAACTACGAGGGCGCAATGAGAAGGCTAAAGCTTGAATTAAAATCTGCAAATGATGAACTCGTTCACATAGCTGACACTTTAGGGGAGGACTCGAAAGAATTTAAAGATGCCGCATTGAAGGCTGGACAATTACGCGATAAGATTGATGATACTAAAGCATCGGTTAAGGCCGTTTCTGGAACGCCAATTGAAAATCTTTCAGGCTCATTTTCACTTCTTCAAGACAAGGTGAAAGGACTTGATTTTAAAGGTGCTACAAGTGCAATAAATGGAATTGCTCAATCTGCAAAAGATTTGACGTTTAAAGAGGCAACGAATGGAGTTGGTGCATTTGGTCAGGCGCTTGGTGGGCTGGGTAAAGCATTACTAACTAATCCCGTATTCTTAATATCAGCCGCAATAGCAACGGCTGTAATTGCTTTCAAATACTTTGAATCTGAAGCTGAAAAGTTGACAACAAATATGCTTGCAAGATTGTCGCGTGAGAAAGAGGCTTTAACTGATCGTTATGATCATGAAATAAAACTCATGCAAATAACAGGTGAAAAAACATATGAAATAGAACTTGAAAAACAAAAAGCAATAATAACAACATCACAAAAAGCAATAGAAGCCGCTGGCGATGTTATGAAAATTGATTTATTGGCAAGCCTTACGTCAATGAGATTGGTTTACCAAGTGAATGAGGAAAAACTAAAACAACTCAAAGAATTTACTGACTCAAAGAAAAAAGCAGAGCAAGAGATTGAATTGATTGAAGCAAAAAGAGCAGCCGATGAAAAGAAAAGAATTGAAGAAGAGGCAAAGGCAAGAAAAAAAGCAGCTGATGATGCTCTGGCCTCACTTAGAAGAAGAATTGAATTAGAACTTCAATATCAGATTGCAAACGAGCAAAAAGACAGGGAGAAAGCAGCAAGGGAAAAAGATCAATTACTTCAGACGCTTGAAGACATTAATAAGATTCAAACGGCCACATCAAACGCGTATAATGTTGAAGAGAAAGAGCTTAATGATTACGGTAAGGCTTACGAAGATTGGTATAATAAACGCGGCACAATGGAGAAACTATTGGCTGACCGTAAAAAAGAATATCTAAAAGATGAAATTGAAGGACTGCAAAAAGTTTCAAATTTCTATTCTCAATATAAGACTGGATTAGTAAGTATATTTTCAAACATAACTCAGGAAAGATTAAACGAAATAGATGCTCAGGAAACAGCTTTAAAAAATCAGGCAAACAATGAGATACTTTTAGCTGGCGGTAATGCTGAGGCAAAGGCACAAATACAGGCTCAATTAGATTTGAAACTTGCAGGCCTTGAAAAAAAGAAGCGCGAAGAGCAAAACAAGCAAGCTAAATTACAACGCGATGCTGATATTATAGAGGCGGCTATAAAAGGATCCCTGGCAGTTTTGCAAGGTTTGAAAGATGGCGGCCCTATACTTGCGGCAGTTTACGGAGCTCTTGCAGCAATCCAAATAGCCGCAATTGCATCAAAGCCATTACCTAAATACGAAGTCGGTACAGATAATCACCCTGGCGGCTTGGCAATTGTTGGTGAGAAAGGCCCCGAGCTCATCAGTACTCCAGATGGAGGATTACAAATCAGCCCAGGGCGCGCTACCGTTATGGATCTTCCACGTGGAACAGAAGTAATCACGGCTAAAGAAACGCTTCAAATGCTTGCAAATGCCGGATTAAGCGCCTCAGAAATAAGGAATCAGGCAAGCTTCAATGATGCTCGCATAGTAGGCAAACTTTCAAATATTGAATCTGCTTTGAAAAAAGGCAATCAGCCTAACTACACAAAAGTAGGAGCCATGGTTTACGTGGCCATGGGTGAAAAAGGAAAATATATGCATCGGGTTCGCGGTCTTTCAATGGGTAAGTGGTTATGATTCTAAGATTCACACTTTCGCACGATATTGAAGGTGTTTATGTCATTTCCGAGCCGGATGGCTGGGTAGAAGCTACCATAGGATTTGACCGCCATCAGGATTTTCATTCTCTTATTGAGTGGTTCAAAGGATCATTCAACACTTACGGATCAAACGGAAGCGAAGACGGTGGCAGGGATTGGCTAAAAAATATTGAAAAGCTTTACGGTGTTGATGCTGACATTAATATCCTTGTCGAAATAGATTACGATGAAGTAGGCGTATTTGTAGAGGTGTATTCCGGCCAAATTGCCGTTGAAATGTTTGTTGAAACGCTCGAAAAACAACATCTTTTGCAGGTAGTATTCACACAAAATGACTTTTGGACGCGGTTTATTAACCGCTATCAGTCCCAGGTTGATATAAGATCAACTGCAGATTTAGACGGCAATACAGTTAGCCCCGCACCTAAATTTACATTGCCTTTGCCGAGTCAAGTTATTATTAATAGCTATTTAGCCTATAGAAAACATAATGCTGTAATTCCTTATTCTTTTTCAGCATCAGCATCACCTACCTATTTTGCATTTGCTTTTGATGATCAAAGATTGCAAGAAATTAAAAATCAATCATCGCTATATCCAATTAGTTTTTTTGATTTAGCATCAATTGTACCATTTTTTAATGTCGAAACTGACGGGATTTTAAAAATAAATAAAATTAAATTTAGTATTTCTTGGGGAGACTCCAGCACTGACGCAAACATGCCAGTTGGATTAGGCATAAACTATTTTGATTGCGCTACAAACGATAAAACAGCTGATATAAGCTCCATAATGGACATTTATATTCAAAAAAATAATGAAATCCCGATAAAATTTAATAAGTCAACTCGGTCTGTATCTGGTTCATTTTTAAGAAATGACGGAGTTATTGTCACAAATCAAGGCACTACAATAACTGATTACTCAATTTTGACAACTGAAATAGTTTGCAAAAAAAATGATGCTATAAGGATTTATGGTCATGTGTCAGCTTTATTGGCAGATATATACATTTGGGGAAATAGTGGATGGGATCATGATTCGGGCTATGATCAAATAAGAGGAGGACAAGGAGCGACAACGGCTCAAGAGTCATCAGTTTCACAATCTCAAAATTTAGGAAAACTTTCTTGGGGCGGATATTATGATGCTTCAGTAAATAATTTTCCATCGACAATTGACAATGAGGCCGGAACAGGCCAGGCCATACAAGCGGGGAATTGGTGGAATATTTCAAAT